ATTTAGACTTGAGATAAGATGACCTTATGCCAAATGTGTGTTTGGCATAAGGCTGGCTAATGCCGGTGATAGTGTATCGTGATCGTATTGGAAACATCACGATAACTAATGGCATAGTATCTAATCAAGGGATGAAAATAAAGGAATTTTATGCAAACAGATTTACATGACAAGGCTGTCCAGCTACTTGAGAAGATAGCTATATCAGTACACGAACGCGACCCAAAGAACCCTAACCTGTTATGCTTTAGCACTAGCGAGGTTATGTTGGTCAAAAAATGGTTAGAGGATTTTATACAATGAGTAATTTTTGATTTAATTGGAGGCATCCATGCCCCTTGAAGAATTGTAAATGTGAAGTTTTGGCGAACGATCATTTACTACCAGTAGATAACCCTAAACATCAATGTTTGGGGAATTACCACTAACATGACAGGTGTCACTATAACATGACAATTTATACTATAAAACGTGTTTTTCCTAAATCTGTAGGTTGTTCGTTATCAAAGTATGTGCTTTTTCTTCTCGCTTATTGCCCGCAATTCTCAATTAATTCTTTAGTTAAAGATTCTGAATTATCCCCACATGAAGTGGAAGAAGCTTTAGACTATCTTGTAGCTAAAAAATTAATCAAATTTAGAAATGGAACATGCCAAGGAAGGGATGGCACTGAATATCAAGTTGAAATTTTATTTTAAAAGGATTTTTATATGAATTATCATTTTAATGTTGAAGTTGCAAAAGAACATGGTGTTGATGCAGCTATTTTTTTAGAAAACTTGAATTTCTGGACATTAAAAAATGTCGCTAACAAATCACATTTTAAAGATGAAAGATTCTGGATTTATAACACTCAAGAAGCCTGGACAATCCTTTTCCCTTTTTGGTCACGCCAAAGCATTCGTAGAATAATAAGTTATTGTGTAAAAAATAATCTAATCGTACAGGGCAATTATAATAAAAAAAACTACGATAAAACCATCTGGTATTCCCTAAGTGATCAATGTTTACCCTTTTTTCCAACACTCAAAGCCGCAATCGATGCAACCAAAAGCCTTGGTTGGAATCAACCAAGGGCTGTGGATAACTTTGAAAAGCCTTGGTTGGAATCAACCAATGGATTGGTTGGAATCAACCAAGCTATACCAGATAATAAACCAGATAATAAACAGAAAAGCTTTTGTGATGAGCAAAAACTGAACAGCCCATTACCACCACAAACCTCTACGCCAAAGACCAAAGCCGACTGGAAAGCAGAAAACGCCAAAGTGCATGAGTTCGCCCAGAGCAAGGATCAAATGGCGAATGAAGCCAAGCACATTGCAGAACATGAAGCGATTAAGCGGTCACCAATGCCGGATTACTTGAAGGAAAAGATAGGCAAGCTAAAGCTAGGAATTGGAGGCGACCACGATGACAGAGCAAAAAAAGATAGAAGCTTGCAAAAGCATGTTGTTTAAACTCGCTGTAAAACATGGGGTTGCACCTAGAATTATTTCATCGCACCTGTTGAGCGCAGATGATAAAAGCGATATGTTAGAGGGCTTGTTCAGTTTTGAAACACTGGATTGCTTTATCAGGGTGTGGAAAGAGCAAGGAATGGCCAACTATGTGGAAGGCTGAAAAAACGATCATGGCGCGATTTTGTTGTTGGTTAACCCGATTGCGTGGGGTAGGGGTGTAAAGTCGCTACAATCGAAAATTTGACGCCTAGAATTTGATTCTTAACGATAGGATACAGACGTAATGCAAAATGGAACGGTAAAGTGGTTCAATGTTGAAAAAGGCTTTGGGTTTATCGAGTCGAATAAGAGTGATTATTTTGTACACTTCAAAGAAATCCAGACTAAAGGGTTTAAAAGCCTTAAGGAAGGCGATAAGGTAACCTTCGATGTTGGTGAATCCCAAAAAGGGCCACTAGCCAGGAACGTCCATATCGTTGAATAGCAGCCTAGGTTTATTAAATCGGGCCATGTGACGCTATGCCATAGTATTTACTTGAGCTGAATCTATAGCCATGGTCAAAGTTGAAATCAGTCATGCAATCGTCTATGAGGCTTTGCATTTGATTAGCTAGATGTGACGTTATGCACTCTATCCAGATTCTATTGAATTCGGCTTGCTCATCTTTGTCCGTTGAATTTTTGAGATACCGTGTTAAGGCCGGCAGCATCTTGGAATCCCATTTTTTGTTATCAGGGCCTGTTGCCTCAACAGCTAAACTTTCATCATTCCCGATAAGCATAGCGGCAAATTCATGTTGGACAAAATCAGGTAGCTCGTAAACATCCAGCGTATAGCACCCGTCACAGCCGTCGAATGTTGCATATTTTTCAACACAACCCTCTGCGAAATCCATTATTTGATTCATGATCTACATCCTTGTAAATTGAATTTTAAAATATTATTATTTAAATATAACATTGAAGTTCTCCCAAGGTTTTAATGTTAGTTCAAGGGTGGGGAGTGTTCAGACTCCCCGCTACTTATCTGATAAAACTACTATACCAATAGTTGATACATGTGTCAAGCATTGATATGTAATAAATCCTATTTAGTTAGACCAATAACCGTAATATTGTTCGCACACTTCCTTTTGATCGTTTGTATAATTTATGACAAAAGTGCTGTTTGTTTTAGATTCTAAATGTTTTTCAGTGGCATAGCTTTGTGCATCTTCTAAGTTATTAAAGTGGCCATGCTCTTTGAATCTTTCGCCGTTACTGTTCACGGCTTCATATACTCTGTATTTTTGCATTGTTTATTATCCTATTGCTTTAAATGGTTAATTTGTGTAAATTTGCGTCTAACATTTTCCTTATTCCTTTGGCTAATGTTAGGGTAATGAGCCGCCGGAAACTCCATATCCGAGCGGTTCTACCTTAGACACACATGCCTAGAATCAAGATTAACAAAGCTATACCTAACCCAATTGCTGGAAAAAAGTAACAGTAAATTGAGAAAAGCATTAAGGCTATTAGTTTCATTTACTTTCTTCCCGATTCGATCTTCTAATTTCTTCATCAAGCTTATCAATAAGCAATGTCTTAATATCTCTCGGCATTAATTTTTCTGAAATTATAATATCAATTGCTTTTATTAAGCCTTTTCTGTATTCGTTACTATTCATGTTTTAAGCCTCCTGGATTTCAAAGTATTGTTGTATTATGTCGGTGTCCACGTTTGCACCTTCGCACCATTCCAAGGCTTCGGATTTACTTAATACCTTGATACCATCACCCCAGGTCGCGCTCCGTGTGGGCGCGTGGATTGAAACCTTTATAAACCCTAGAACTCTTGGCAGCATTTCTATTGCCTGGTTATTGAATTGTGATTGCATGTTAATTTTCCTTATTTCTTTATCGCCACGGTAAAACTACCGCAACAGTTATAAACGTGAATACCTGTAAATTGTTCATCATCATAAGCTTGAAAACTGTCGCGTGAATGATTAACTAACCATATACCACGATAGCCTAGTGTATATTTATTATTAAAAAAGCTAGTCTCTATTTGCTCACGTGTTTTGCCTTGTTCTAAGCCATATCTGTAATCTGAATCACTAACTGTATCTTTTTTCATTTCTACAAATTTACGCTGGTTAGATGGTATAAACTCCACGCAATCGCTCATGCCGTCAAAGTCACTACATAGTTGGATAAACAGTTTATCGGTATTCTTTTTTACAAAACTCTTAAATGTTGCTTTGGTTATTTTTTTCATTTTCTTAGCCTCGTTATGTTGTTTTATTAGATATACGTGCTTCTAATAACATTAAAATACTTTTGGTTGTAATCTTGATTACCGTAAACGTTAATTTTCCATCCGCTTCTACAATACTCACGATCAAATTTATCAACACATTCTTTAACCGTGTCGCCATAGGTTTGAACAATAGAACCTGCTCTATTTTCAGCTATCATTTTGTACTTAAATAAATCTTTCATTCTCTCATCCCCTACTTAAGCATTATATAAATACATTGCATGTGTTTGACTGACATTTTAAAGCTTATTAAATTCTTAAAGTAGCAACGGACACACCATGCAAAACTGTCAAGCATTACTCGGCGTTTATGTTGGTTGGTGATTATTCTTAGCATTTCGTGTCTCTCTTTTGTTATCGTGTATGTTAACACTTGTTATACAGAGGTTAGCCGTACGTGTCAACACTTGTTATGCACTATTTACATAACATATATTTGTTGTGCTATTATTAATCATGGTTAACTAATGGATATAGGGGATGGACACATGAGCGAAGTAAAAGATTACACAACCGGTGACGCTGAAACAGGCAATACCCATTTTCAAGGCGTACCGTCAGCATATGGTAAGAGCGTAGCAGAGCAACAAAAGCAACAACCAAAATATTGTATGCCTGGCGAGTGCGGCGACACGATGAAAGGTGAAAAATCCAATAAACAAGCGGGCGCATAGGCTTGGCTTTACACTATAAGGGTAAACATGGGTGTATCTAATAAGTACAGACAAGAGATGTGTGCAATAGCTGAACAGGTTCTTTCCAACGGGGAGAGCCTTGCAGCCGTCTGTGCTGAACTGAATGTTACACGTACCGCCTTATATGACTGGCGTGACGCTCACCCCGAGTTTAAAGAGGCAATTGACCGTGGCTTGCAAAAGTCACAGAAAGTGTGGGAACAG